GGATACAGTATTGGAAAACTGTAGTTGAATGTTTATCTGAAATTATAAGTAACTTAAACTGGAGACATCAAACAATTTCTAATATAATTAAATGGAAACAATTCGAATCAGGAAATTAAATCATTCGACTATTCATGTAGAATGTGATAGAGGCGTAAGTGCAGAACTTAGAGAGTTTTTTTCTTTTTATGTTCCGGGTTATAAATTTATGCCAGCATTTCGTAATAGATTATGGGATGGAAAAATAAGACTTTTTAACCAAATTACTGGTCATATATCAGCAGGTTTATTTCCACAAATAGTTTCATTTGCTGAAAGCCGAGAATACGAAGTTAAAGTTATGGAATCTGATTATGGTGATCCTAGCGTAGGAAACAAAATTAATCCAGAATTTATGATGAAGTTTATTGATGCTTTAAAACTACCATTTAAAATAAGAGACTATCAGTTTGACGCAGTATGTACAGGAATAGGAAGAAAAAATGCTATATTATTATCTCCTACTGGTTCTGGTAAATCGTTAATCATCTATGTTCTTATGCGTTATATGTTAACATCTTTTGAAAATGATATATTAATTATAGTTCCAACTACTTCGTTAGTTGAACAAATGTATAATGATTTTAAAACTTATGGATATGATGTTGATACGTATTGCCATAGAATATATTCAGGCAAAGATAAGAACACACCTAAGAGAGTTATAATAAGTACATGGCAATCTATATACAAATTTCTTCCAGAATGGTTTAGCAGATTTGGTACAGTGTTTGGTGATGAGTGCCATGGATTTAAATCAAAATCGTTAACATCTATAATGAACAAATGTACAGAGGCTGAATATAGATTTGGCACAACCGGAACATTAGATGGTGCATTAACTCATGAACTAGTGTTGCAAGGATTATTTGGTAAAGTATATAGAGTTACAAGTACAAGAGAATTACAAGATAACGATACTTTAGCTAAGCTTACGATACGAAGAATAATATTAGATCATGGCGAAAACATTAAAAAAGATTTTGGAAAGAAAACATATCAAGAAGAAATAGAATTTATTGTTACAAATACTAAACGTAATACATTCATAAAGAATTTAACACTTGATTTAAAAGGTAATACATTAGTATTGTACAACTATGTAGAAAAACATGGTAAGCCGTTATATCAATTAATTAAAGATGAAGTTGAAGAAAGCCGCAAGACTTTTTTTGTATCTGGTGAAACTGCTGCAACTGATAGAGAAGCCATAAGAGCAATTATAGAAAAACAAAAGAATTCTATAACTGTTGCATCACTTGGAACGTTTAGTACAGGTATAAATATTAGGAATCTACATAATATTGTCTTTGCATCACCATCTAAGTCACAGATAAGAGTTTTACAGAGTATTGGTAGAGGTTTAAGAAAAACAGATGATAATAAAGATGCAACGCTTTATGATATTATTGATGACATAACTTGGAAAAGTAAAAATAACTTTGGTATATTACATGCAGATGAAAGATTAAGAATTTACGGTAGAGAAAAATTTAACCATAAAACTTATAGAGTGAATTTATGAAAATAAAACAATTTAAACTAACTAATAATGATGAAATAATATGTGAAGTCTTGGAATGGGACACTGGCGAAGATGCTGGAGATGTGTTAGTTAAAAAAGCCTTAAGAGTTGTTGGCGTAGAAGACTATCAAAAAGGATGGAGGTTCTTTTGTTTTAGACCATGGATGTGCTTTCAAGATGATCCGGAGTCTTTACAAACTTTAAATTCTGCACACATAATTGTAACAACTAATCCTTCTCCAGATATATTAAAACATTATAAAACATGCATTACAAGAATTGAAGAAGACTTAAAATTAAATAGAAATACTAAAAGAAAAGCATATGCTAATTTAGATGAAATACAAGAAGAACTAAGAGATCTAACAGATGATGAAATGGATGATTTCTTATCTAATAAATATGGTGCTACTGAAGAAGTTCCGTATTCTTTAGACTCAGACGATGGCAAGATAATCAAGTTGTTTAAAAAGAAACCAAGCTTGCATTAAATAAGTATATCCCCTTCTCCCCGTATACTCTTTTATTATACCATATATTCACACAAATGTACACTATTATATTTTTAATTAAGAGAGAAATTAAACAGTGTACTTTTACGTAAAATCAGTGTATAATAATACTATAAAATAAAGGTTATGATAATGGCACGCAAAAAAAGTATACACTATGTTAACAATTCTGACTTCTCTAGCGCAGTAGTCGAATATGTTGAAAGAGTTGTAATCGCACGAGATAATGAAACTAAAATTCCTACAGTCCCAGACTATGTTGCTCAATGCTTCTTAAAAATAGCTGAAGGTTTATCGCATAAAGGAAACTTTATAAGATATACTTATAGAGAAGAAATGGTTATGGATGCTGTTGAAAATTGTTTAAAGGCGATTAGCAACTATAATTTAGAAGCAGCAACCAGAACTGGTAAACCAAATGCATTTGCATATTTTACTCAGATAACATGGTATGCTTTCTTAAGAAGAATATCAAAAGAAAAAAAACAACAAGAAATTAAACTTAATTATTTAGCTAAATCTGGTATTGAAAATTTTATTGACATGGGTACTGAAGCTGTAGCTTCTAATCAAGCATCACGGTTTGTTGATACACTTAAAGATAGAATTGCAAGAGTACGTAATACAGATAATCAAGTAAAAGAAATAGTTAAGAAAGAAAAAAAGAAACGCAAAGTAAAATTAGCGGATTCAGATTTAAGCGTGTTTATGCAATGAAGGTAGGTATTACAGCATCTACATTTGATTTATTACACGCTGGTCATATTGAAATGTTAAGAGAAGCAAAGGATCATTGTGAATATTTAATATGCGCTTTACAGATTGATCCTTCTATTGATAGAATAGAAAAAAATAAACCTGTTCAAACAATAGTTGAAAGATACACACAGCTATCTGCAGTTAGATTTGTAGATGAAGTTATTCCATACATGTACGAAAATGATCTTATAGATATACTTTCTATGAGAAATATAGACGTACGCATACTAGGTGAAGAATATAGAGAAAAAGACTTTACAGGAAGAGATATTTGTAAAGCACGTGATATAGAATTGTACTTTAATAAAAGAGAACATAGATTTAGTACAAGTGATTTAAGAAAGAGAATAACGAATGAAAATAGCAATACTCAATGATACACATAACGGAATTCGAAACTCTTCAGAAATATTTTTAGATAATGCAGAAGATTTTTATAAAAATATATTTTTTCCAGAGTGTAAAAAACGTGGAATAAAACAAATATTACACCTAGGTGATTATTATGATCACCGTAAATTTGTAAATTTTAAAGCACTTAACCAAAATAGAAGAGTGTTTTTAGAACCTTTAAGAAAAAATAATATGGTTATGGATATTATACCAGGCAACCATGATACGTATTATAAGAACACTAATGAATTGAATTCATTAAAAGAATGCCTAGGACATTATATGAATGAAATCCATATAATTATGGAACCAACTGTTATGCAATACGGTTCTTTGAATATGGGATTACTTCCATGGATATGCGCAGATAACTACGACCAATCAATGAATTTTATTAGAGACTGCAAAGCAGACTGGCTAGGCGCTCATCTTGAATTAGCTAACTTTGAAATTGGCAGAGGTATCATGGCACATGGCGGTATGGATCCAAAGCTATTTCATAAGTTTGAACAAGTATTATCTGGTCATTATCATACAGCATCTAAAAGAGATAACATATGGTACTTAGGTAATCCTATGGAGTTCTTTTGGTCTGATGCACATGATACAAAGTACTTTCATATTTTAGATACTGAAACAAGACAAATAGAAAAAATACAAAATACTTACACTTTATTTGAAAAAATAGTGTACAATGACAAAGAAGTATGTTATAATAACTATAATAAAAACTTATCTAAAAAGTTTGTTAAAGTTGTTGTAGCAGAAAAGACTGATCCATTTACATTCGATAGATTTATTGATAACATTCAGAATCAAGATATCTATGAATTAAAAATAGCAGAAAACTTTAATGAATTTATGGGTCAAAACGTTGAAGATGAAAATATGAAATTTGAAGATACAGGCGAAATTGTTGATTCATATGTCGAAGCAGTAGATACAGATTTAGATAAGACCAAGATTAAACTGCAAATGAGAGAACTAATGACAGAAGCACAGGCACTTGAAATAGCATGATAAATTTTAAATCTATAAAATATAAGAACTTTTTATCTTCTGGAAATTCTTTCACTGAGATACCTTTGAATAAAGATAAGTCAACACTTATTGTTGGTCATAATGGTGCTGGTAAATCAACCATGTTAGATGCTATATCGTTTGCATTGTTTGGCAAACCTCATCGTAAAATTATGAAGAACCAATTAGTTAATTCTATAAATCAAAAGCAAGCAGTAGTTGAAGTAGAGTTTTCAGTAGGTGCAGCACAGTTTAAAATCATAAGAGGCATAAAGCCAAACATATTTGAAATATGGAAAGATGGTGCTATGATCAACCAATCTTCTCATTCATTAGAATATCAGAAGATCCTTGAGCAAAATATATTAAAACTTAATCATAAAAGTTTTCATCAAGTAGTTGTCTTAGGTTCATCTTCTTTCATACCTTTTATGCAACTGAATGCAGGCCATCGTAGGAATGTTATTGAAGATCTCCTAGATATTAATATTTTTTCTAAGATGAATCTTATTATAAGAGAAAGAAATTCTATATTAAAAGAAAGCATTACTAGAATAAGTAATGATACTAATATCGTAAAAAGTAAAATAGAACAGCAAGCAAAATATATTAGAGATATCGCTGCTCTTACCAAAGAGAATAGAAACAAATATGAAAATCAAATTGCAACTGCAAGAGAAAGAATAAAGAAACTTCAAATACAAAATAGTGAATTGAGTTTAGCACTCGAATCTAGTACAGCAATTGATGAACTAAAAAAACTACAAACACAAAAGAATAAAGTTATAGGTGAAATTGCTACTATAAAACAAGAAATGAAATCAGTTGCAAAACGTGGTATGTTTCTAGAAAAGAATGATGAGTGTCCTACATGTGATCAGCCTATAGCTAACAAAGATAAACTTATTTCAGAAACAAGAAGTGAAGCTCAAAAAGTCCAATCATCTCTAAATACAGTAGAAGTTAATGGTAATTCTATTGACACAAACATATTAGCATTAGAAGAAATCATTAAAGACGTAAAAGAAAAAACAGATACTATTAATGCAAATAATAGAGAGATCGTTTCAGTAAATCAAAACAACGATGAGTTACAAAAGTATTTAGAAAGTGAAGTATCGGCTGATCTAACTGGTGCACGTAACGACTTAGAAACTATGAATAGCGATAAAGAAAGTTTATTTGAAGAGAAGCTTAAGTTAAACGAACAGTTCGGTTATAACAATGTTATTGCTGAAATGTTAAGAGATACTGGTATTAAGACAAAAATTATTAAACAGTATTTGCCTACTATTAATAAACTTGTTAATCAGTTCTTGCAAACTCTGGACTTCTTCGTTTCTTTCAACTTAGATGAAAATTTTAATGAAACAATAAAGTCTAGACACAGAGATGATTTTACTTATGATTCTTTTAGTGAAGGCGAAAAGCAAAGGATCGATTTATCTTTATTATTTACATGGAGGCAGATCGCT